CCCCAAGCAACGCCGGCGTACTCCCAGGCCCCGACACAGGCGCCGAGCTACAGCAGCGAGCAGACCGCAGCCGCGAGCGACGAGTATCTCGCCAACGTAAGCGCAGAAAGTCTTGAAGTCCTTCAGCACTTCGGGGCCGAGGCGCCGGCTTTGTTGAACAGATATAGCTGCGTTGTCGAGGACGCTCTCCTCGCCCAGGCTCAGCAAACCGCTGACACCCTGGAGCAACTGGAGAAGATGAACATCGCCTTCGAGTCTTCCAAGAAGGTGATCGACGCAGCTGCTGAGGACAATGCTGCGTATCACGTCATGTTGACCGACCCCGACATGCTGTCGGCATACGTCAACGACTTCTTCGGTCCTGAGGGTCCCTACCCCGTCGAGACCGCTGAAGACCGCCTGGCAGCTGAAGTCGCCATGAACGAGGCACGCTTCCGCCCTGAAGCCGTGGCTCCTCAGCCTCAAGCTCAGGCTGAGTACCAGCGTCCTCAGATGGATATCCCCACCCCCGGCACCCAAGCCCCGGCTGGCGATCAGAACTTCTGGGAAAGCTTCTCGCAGCTGAGCGAGCGGAACCCCGGAGCCGCTTGGCAGATGCTGGCTCAGGCCGGCCCCGATGCTCTCCGCAGCAAGATCCTCGTTTCCGAGGGCTGATAGTCACACATACCGGCCCCGTTTATCGGGGCCTTTTCGCATGACAATGCTTCCTCCTGGGATGCGACATCCCGCCGTACAAGAGCTGAACAGCGCCCCCAACGCTCCTGCCCCAGGGCAGCAGCTGCAGGCCATGCAGCAAATGCAGAATGTCACTGCTCAGAACGAGTCAAGTGCAGCTGCAGGAAATGCTCAGCGCATTATGCAGTTTGCAACAGAGATGTCTGCCAATGCAAAAACTGCAGAAGAAAAAGCAAACCAAATGAAGATCGGCGCCAAGAGTGGCGTGATCATGAATGCAGGTGGCGGTGGTGCAAACCTTGCACTCCAGCAAGACCCGAACTTCCAAGAAGCTGCCAGGTATCTTGGGTTCCTATAAAACCCATAAAACTTGTTAGTTTGATGCCAGGGATCTGGCTGCAACAAAACAGTGCGTTTAGCTGGCAGCGATGAAATCTTTAGCCAGCTGTCAGCTACTAACGCGCAACAGAACTCAGCCAATCACGTCGAAAACGTAATCGAGCAGATCGAGTTGCTACGTGAAAAAGGCTTGGGTAGTGATGCCGCTATTCATCACGGGCTTAACATTTGGAACGGTAGAGAAGCCGCCGTGCAGCCATCCCCAAGATTCGCTGCAATTTACGGTGATGAGCCATCCTCAGACAACCAAGAAAGCGATCCAACTGATTGAGAGATTTGAAGGCGTAGAGGAAGACGCTTATCTAGATCAGGTGGGAGTAGCAACAATCGGTGCTGGGATGACGAAGTACCCAGACGGATCATTTGTGCGACTTGGTGATCACTGCTCCAAGCAGGTGTGCAGGGGTTACTTGGAGTCGATGATCGAAAACGAGTACATCCCAGCTCTTGCTGCGATCCCTGGCTGGACACGTCTAGGTCCAGCAAGACAGGCTGTGCTGATTAGCTTTGCATGGAATCTCGGCAAAAACTTTTATGGAGGAGATGGATTTGAGACCATCTCAAATGTGCTTGGGGACGGGGCTTACGACCCAGGCGTTTACAAGCAGATGCCCGGTGCACTTAGTCTTTATGTGACTGCAAATGGCAAAGTTCTTGAAGGTCTTAAGCGGAGAAGGAATGAAGAAGGCGAACTATGGATGTCGGAGGATGACGGGGTGACTGCATTTACTTGCGTTACCAGCACCTTCCTTAAAAAGGCTGCAATTCCATCAATTTATTTGTCAAACAATGGCCGGCAGGGCTTTGAAGCAAATGAATTTATCGAAGTTGTAGCAGTTGATGAAGTACCAGAAGACCCGCATGCATGGGTGACTCTCAAGGACAGCGGAGAGCGTTGGGCGATCTACTTGCCGCACTGGCAAGAGCAAAATGCAAAGTCGAGTCTGGATGTTTGGGAGAAGGTCGACTGGGATGATTTTTCCAGTCATGTCAGCAAGCACCTGACTGTTGGCCAGATCCTGCAATATGACGCCAGGCGAAAGCCTGAAGTTGGCAGTAAAGAGGAAGAAGAGTTATTCAACCTGGCTGGACAATTCGACTTGATCGTCGACGCATGGCAAGGCCCTCTCGGTGTCGTCAGTGGGTATCGCCCTGAGCCGATGAACACGAGGGTGGGCGGTGTCCCTGGCTCGTATCACACAAAGGGCATGGCGCTTGATATCTATCCGATCGGTGAATCAATCGGCTACTTCTATCAATGGATCAGCAGGCGCTGGAGTGGGGGCCTGGGCGATGGCCGCACCCGTGGCTTCGTTCATATCGACACACGAGGTGACGGGGAGTTCCACCCCAAAGCCGATGCCAAGCCCTGCTGTCTCTGGTCCTACGAATGAAAGAGAAAATCACCCTGACCCTGGAGCTGAGCGACGACGTCGTCACGCAGCTTGCTGCTTCGGTCGACTTTCACATCAAGATGTGGCCGGGCTACCCAGCTGCTGAGAAGGAAGAGCAGGAGCGCCTGTGGGCACTCCGCTCAATGCTTAAAACCGCAATGATGGAAATCGCATTCCATCGAAGCGACGATCAATCGCGCTGACGCCAGTCGTCGGTCTTGTCCTGCTTGAACCATGCGGCGATCTCTTCGACGGTGTTGAATCCGTCGACAATGTGATTAGAAGGGTCGGGATCGCCGATATCCATCTGATTCATGAAGTCGTCAAGACTGCCAGGAACCATGTCCGGGTTGCTTGCGATTCTGCGTGCTTTCCGCAGCATTTCAGCTGCACTTCGATTTGCTTTGCCAAGCTTTTCAGCCCAGATCATGTCGTCTAGCTTGACTTCCTCGCCATCTGCAATGCGCTTGCAAATGAACTCAAGTCGCAGGCGATATTGAGTTGAAAGCATGCTTTTTTCGTAATTTATCCAGTTATCAGCGACCTTGTCCGCGTAAAAGTTTTTTTCCTTTTTTCGGACGACTATGACGACCTTGTCCTTGCTTGGTCTTTTTGTGAACAGGATCCTTATGGGGCAGCCCCAGAAGGGAGGCTTTCATGCGTGCCATCAGACCACCCGCACAGCCATAGCGCCAATGTTGAACTGAACCGTGTCACCCAGTTCAACGTCCACACTGGAAGTCAGTGCACCAGAAGCCAAGAAGTTGCCACCAGAAGCAGCGTCCCAGACACCGAAATGAGTCACCGTCAGAGCGGTGGTATTAGTAGCGGAAGTCGTCAGCTGCACCACGCCAGTGTTGGTCACCTCGAAGCCACCACCACTAGCGCCTGCAACTGCGCTCAGAGTGGAAGTGGTGATAGCAGTACGGTTCGTGCTGTTGGTGATGCTGTTGGTCACATCACCAGAAGTACCTGCAGTCCCCGGATCAGAAGTATGAAGGGAGATGTAGACATTACTGAGCGCAGTTGGAAAGGGTGCACCTTTGACCCATCCAAGAACCTGCGTCGCAAAGTATTGCGAAAATGCCATGGACTTTCAAGATATTAGAGGAACGGATTTTGATCGAATTACTCAATCAAGGCCCATAACCGCCATACGGTGGCTGTGAACTAAGCGTAGCTACATTCGGCATTGTGCCACCGGAATGGCCGCTGATTTTGTGCGTCTCTTTGAGTCGACCACTAGGAAGCATGCGGCCAACTGCCACGCCAGACGGAATAACCAAGGTGCCGCGTGATCCGGATGACACGAGAGCCGGACCAGCTGGCTGCTTGATCCTGTCGAATGGAGGAATAGTTGCCTCGAAGGGTCCAGGCAGAGTGACAGCACCACGCATCTTGGCGATAGCGAAGCGGCCTGCAAGCGAGGCACTGACGATTGCTGCACCTTCGATGGCGGTAAAGCGAATCGCCTGAATCGTCACGCTGTATGGAACTGCTTGCCAGGTATTAGTTGTAACCGTGAAGTAATAGACCCCGGCAGGGAGAGAGGATACTGATTCTTCTTTGTCGGTATTGACAATTTCATTGTTGTAGGCAAAGCCGAAATCATTAACTTCAACAAGCTTTCGCTCAGAGTTCAGGACGTTGATACTGATGGACTGGTCGGTGTATTTATTGATTGGGTTCTTGGTGACCTTGATATCAGCAGGGCCAAGCGTTTCAAGCTTGAAGTAGATCGTCGAGGTGCCGGTCTGTGAGCCAATCTTTCCAGAGAACTTGCCAAGGAAGTTGTTGAGTTTGCCCAGGTCCCTCGATTGGTGGACGCTGTTGTACTCAACCAGCGCAGGCCGCAGGAACGATGGCGATGATGGACTACTTCCACCAACGGATGGAGGACGGCCTGTATCCCTGCCCCCAGTGATTGAAAGGCCGTCATTGCGAAGGCCGATCTGACGGAGAGTCTGGGTGAAGGAGTTGCCCGAAAAGTGGGCGATCAGGAAGCGAATGAACGTGGCATCGACTTCAACCAGATACGGAGTCGATGTCTGAAGGACAATGGCTTGGTGGGTCAGCCCTATAGAGCCGTATGTCGAGGCAAACGAGCCGTTCTGAGGATTGACGAAAAAGCCAAGCTCAGTGTTCGGGGTGCTGCCCGCAAAGACGTACGGGGTGACAGCGATACCAGGCCAGCCATAGCGGAGAGCCCTGACCTCGGTGATGTCTTCACCGGTAAGTGCGTACGCAGCTGACTCGGCGTGAAGGTGGAAACCCTTGCCGAGAGTTGGCGAGCTAACTGAGTAACCGAAGTTACCGGTGTCAACGTCGAGGAACTGTTGGTATAGGAACAGGAACTCGGTGAGGTTCGCCTCAAACCTCTTGCTAGTGACAAAGAGGGTTCGAGCAACTGCTGTTCCGTTAAGAGTCGTCTGGTACGGGACGACATCTTGGTGAATCGTTGGCTTGCCAGATCGCAGGTTGATAACTATGCCAACCTGTTCGCCATGCGATACGTGGTTAGTTGCAGGGATCCCCTTGTTGCTTGGCGCCCTATTGTCAGTGCTATTGAAGTTGTAATTCCTGTCTAGTAAGACAAGTCCGGGGCCAGTTTGATTTGGATCGTTCTGGTGAAGACTCGCCCTTACCTGTCCGACGGTGCCATTGTCGTTGTCAACCACATCTCTAGAGACGTTGACACCGACAAGCTTGCTCCCCTGCTGCACTTGGAGCTGAACAACGGTCCCAAAACGTATATTTGTTTTGTTGTTGAAGTGGGTAACCCTGTAACCATCGATATCTCTGACGTTTCGATAAACACCAACAGCCGTCCGATCTGAAAAAACCCAGCTGCCAACTGTTTCAGTATTTGTAAGAGCAAATTTATAGGCGACAGTTACGCCCATGGTCCCATCTTGAGAGACGAGAGTTGTCCAGCCTTCATTGGCCGGCACCAAAGGTGCTGTCTGACCTGTTGTATTGATCGCAAAAACAACGATGCAATCGAGCACTTGGTGGCTCGGCATCACTGCTGTATTTGCATCGGAGGCTACTGCCCCTACAAATGCAACGCTGCTCTTCTTTCGATAAACGATATTTGCGAACGACCGGTACTCCGGCCGTTCTGCATTTAACTTATGAGTTGCAATTAGGCTGCCACTTGCAGGCGTAGACGCGAAGGACGCAGTCGCGACCTGAAGAGACGACATGATTTACCTCGTATCAAGCAAGCGTCAGAGCGCCAGAGCTCTGGTCAAAGTCAATAGTCAGGCTTTCGCCGTTGTTCAGAGTGAGGTTTGCCCCGTAATCGAAGTAGCCGATTAGCGGATCAGCAGGTGCTGTCGGGGTGTCGTTGAAGAGATAGATGTAGCGGAACGGACCAACGGTGCCCGTTGAGCTGAGAGTCAGGTCAGCAAGAACCAGGCGGTAGGTGCCGGAGGACTGCTCGGAAGTTGTGGTGGTGACGTTGCGCGGGTCAGTGCCACTCAGGTCGGTGTAAGAGATCTGCGTGACATTCGCGAGAATGCAGTTAGCAGTCGACGTGGTGGGAGCGGTCGTCTCAGCACTAGGAGCAGTATTGCTAAGCGCCAGCACGAGCTGGTCACTGCCAAGGTTGTGAACACCTTCGCTGAGGTGCTCCACAAAACCGTTCAGTTTGTTGAATACGGCCATTAGACGGAGACCTTTTTATGAGTCTCAGTCTAAAGAAAAGAGCTCAGTGATTATACGTCGTAGATTCTGCACTCCTCATGATCAGGATGATCATCGCAAAAACGCAGGAAGCGTTGGCGCATCTTGGAATCTTCAGTCTGCTCAGACTCTTTCACCGGCTCAAAGAAGACATCTTCAGGCTTGACAGCCTTGACATCGTGCTTGAACTCACAGAAACCGTCTTTGCAATTCATGCCTTCTGACATCTGTTCCCCTCGCAAGGTTATTTATCAGTGTAAAAAGGCCAGGTGCCACCCCACATCGGCCAAATGCAAAGCGGATCAGTTGCCAGCCCACGGAAACTGCAAAAACCTGGACTCCTGGCTATTTCACACACGCCCCTGACGCAGTTCTTCTTCGGGGCTAATTCATCTTAGATCCGTTATTTGGTCTTGCGGACGAACTTATGGCGCATGGTGAGATGCGTTTGGGGGCGAATTGCTTTGAACAAATCCTTTGTTGATTCAGGGGTAAAGATCAACGTGGGGCTGCAAGTAAAGCCGTGATCGTTGCACCACTCGTAGATCGGGTGACATTGCTCCTTTGACAGCCCTGCCTTGATTCGCCCCTTTCTGCCATAGATCGATCCGCCGTCAGCCCAGAGCGCAGCCATGCCGGTGAGACCGCAGATGTCCATCACTGCAGGCGAGATGACCTTGCGATCTCTTGGATAGAGCAGTTCATAGGCGCGATACAAGCCCTCGCCCTGGAGGCGTAGGCGTTGCTTGTCGTAGAAGCCATCGGTCTCGACGACATCCCAGACAATGTCGACCTTTCCTTGGTGCGCCTTCTTGAGATGCCGCATCTGGCTTTGCAGGTAGCGGCTTTCGGTCTCAGTCCTGACAATCTCCAGCCAGGGCCTTCTCCGGATGCCCCTGAGACTGATCGATCCCTTGCCCAAGCAGTAGCTCAGTGCGTGCACTACGAATTGCGCTGACATCAGGGACGTCTCCCTTGAAAAGGTGGATGCGGGACTTGGGGGCGTAAGGCAGCAGAGCGCTCCTGATCTTGCTGGTCTGCCCCAGGTCGAAGACCAGTCGGGGCCTGGTGCGCCCATCAACGATTCGAGAGCTTGCACCGGTGAGCATCTCTAGCCAGTTCTGAATCCTGCCGGCCTCTACTCGTGTGGCACCCACGCGGCTCATGATCGCCGTGCCGTCCTTTTGGATGCGTGCGCCTTCTGCCCAGCACCATGCGGCGGCTTGTGCTCCAAGCAGATCAAGGGCTGTCTGCGTAATGCAGCGTTCGCCGCCTGGATACAGCAAGTTGTACAGCGGACGCAATTTATTAGAAGAAACGCGAAATCTCAGAACCTTGGTCCGCTTGCCGTTGGCTCGTGGCGTCGTGCAATAGGGAGTAATTTCGGCACGGCTAGGCACGAAAGTCTTGAATTCTGCGACCTTTTCCTCAAGGAAAGTTGCCTGTTTAGAGCCGGCCGTCAAGGTCAGCTGTACATAGCCCCCACCAGGACTGCGATATGGGACAAGGCTCCCGTCTACAAGCAGCAATCCGAGGAGCCCGCGAACATCCGAGGCGTCCAACAGTTTTCCCTACGAATTGCTCTTATAGTAGGGAAACGAAAGCCACTTATGGGCTTTCAGTTAACCACTCAGCTGAGGAGTTTGATATCCCATGTGGATTGATAATGACTTTCCTAAGCTGCTTGGTGCAGAGCTTTATCGTCCCCACCCCGGCTACATCGTTGAGATGGCAGTCGAGCCTGTGGTGGTTCACGATTTTGCAAAACAGCCCGGCCAAACTGTTCAATTAGACCGGTATCGTTTCTGGGGCAATCCTGGCACTAAGGACTCCCGTGAGCGTACCGCTGATCAGACCCTGGGCACTGCATCTAGCCGCTCTATTGTCAAGGACAAAATTCTTGTCACACTGAAGGAATATACGGGTCCTGCAGACCCGACCGACACCGGCGCTCCTTCAACTTTCAAGGTCGCGAGAGAGACACTTTTGACCGCCCAGCGACTGTTGCTGGACACGGGCAATTTGAATGTCTTCCACCAGTCAATCGGCAGTCTGACACTGCTAGACGACTATAGGCGCTGGCGAGATCGCGTATTTGCTGACGAACTTTTCAAGGCAGATGCGAACGGCCAAGCCGACGGAAATCAGGGTGGCTATTACTACCCCGGCGGCAAGGAACGCACCAGCCAGGCGACTGCTATCACCTATGGTGCTACCGAGTCAGCCAAGTTCGACGTCACTGACGACTTGATGACCGTCGTTAAGGACATGCGGAAGCGCAATGTTCCTACATTCAGCGACGGTTATTACCGGTGTATTGCGGATCCCACCGCAATGATGCATTTGCGCAGCAACAGCGCATTTAGGGAAATCGCGCGTTACGCAGGTAACGGCATGGTTAACCCTCTGCAGCCCGAGCAGGCTCCCAACGCCAACTTCTTCTATGGCATGGGTCCCGCTTACGGCCAAGCAGGATTTGTGAGTGGCCAGCCAGTGATGCCCACGGGCTTCCTGTTCGAGGGTGTGCGTTGGTTTGAATCAACCAACCTGCCTGAGAAGTCTCTGAACGTTTCCATCGGCGGTACGGCTAAAAGCTATCAGTCCGCTCCCATGCTTTTCTTCGGTCCTCAGGCCGTCGGCGTGGGCGTTGGTGGTAACAACGCACAGATCCTTCTTAACAACAACGACGACTTCTCACGATTCATCGTGATGATCTGGTCGCTGTTCGCTGGGTTTGAAATTTTGAATAAAGATTTCATCACAGTGGCCTACTCCTTTGTTTACGACTGATAGGAGTACTAACCAATGGCTAAGAAGATCTTTCCCGGTAACTGGGTTACCAACCTCAGCAGCTATCAGGGTCAGCCTGTGGTTGCTGTTCCTGGCCGCGTCTACTACCACAAGGTGGGTTACGCGCTGATCACCTCCACTGCTGCTAACAGCTGGGATGTGGTGATCCCCTCCCCCGATATGCGGGGAGACGACAAGGTCCGTGAAGACATCACCGGCCTGACCATCCCCCAGGGTGCAACCGTCTACAGCCTCGGCCTGCGTGTCTCTGACACCCGTAAGGACGTTGGCGTGGGCACCGCTACCTCCGGTCTGACCGGCGGCACCAACGGCGAGACCCTGCGTCTTGCCAGTGTTGCTACGGCTACTGCCGGTGGCGTCATCAGCGCTACCGCTGCAGGCACCAAGTCAGCTGACTTGACCGTTGCTAATAACACCATCGCTCCTGGTTCTTCCAAGTTCAGCTCTGCTTCAGGCGCAGAACTGACCGGTGCGCTCACCCTCAAGGTGTATCTCGCCACTTCTGCAGGTAACGTTGCTTCCAGCAACGACATTTCCTCCAGTGCCGTTGGCGGTACTCCCATCATCTGCGAGGTTTCTTACTACCTCGACGATGAAGTGGCCACCAAGGAAGACACCCGTATTCCTTATCGGGTTGAGTCCTGATATTCGGATTAGTTTCCCTACAATGAGAGCGACTGGGGCACCAGCCGCTCTCTTTTTTTGTCCATATGTCGCTGTACCAGAATCTGCAGAACGGCCAACTTGTTGAGTTCATTTCTCACCACGACAAAGACTATGCGATGGTGAAAAACTCAGCTGGCAACGTTCAATATGTAGCCCTGAAAGACCTCGTCAGCTACGAGCAGGGTAAAGGCCGGACCGGCAAAACCATTGAGCCCATTGGCGAGAAGGTCGTCGACGAGGACAAGATTCCTGAGTCTGTGATTCCTGTTGACACTCGCTTGAACGTCAACGTGGCTACGGCTGAGGCTCTCGCTAAGCACGTCAAAGGCATTGGTTACGCAACCGCCAAGAAGATTGTCGAGCTGCGCTTGTCTCTCCCTGGGGAGCGTTTCAAGAACCTCGATCAGCTGAAGAAGATTGGTCGTGTTGATTGGGACGAAGTGATCGCAGCCGATCTTATTTACGTCGGCTGATTCTCGTAGAATTGGTTCCAGGTCGCGAGTTATGTCTTGGAACTAAACGACTACGACAAAAGCCGTTGTCGTTTTCACCTGGGCTATAACGTCGGCGCGAATCTTCCTGCCGGCGATATAGCTCGGTTGGAAGAAGCAATGGCACGGATCCCGGATAGTTATTTCTATTCGAGAGTTCTGGAGCACCTTGATCGTTGCGACAAGGTGTTCAAGGTTTCACAGATCTTCCGATCAGAAACACAGCCACAGCCCAGCCGGGTCGAGCGCATTACGGGTGACACCGAACGCGCCATCTTCCAGTCGGAGCCGTTGAAAGCGGATCGCGACTACTGGGAGGTGTACCTGCGAGAAGCAGATCGACTAGCGCAGACCCTGTACGTGGCGAACTACCGCAGAGACGAAGTTCGCCGTTATGCGTACGACCGAGCTGGTGGCGAATACATCAATTCAATTCCTGGCCCGGCTGACACGGCTGTTGGCACTCGGATCGTCCAAGCCCAAGGCGCCATGCAATGGAGGTAATCAGTGGCTGAACAATGGCCCGGCAAGGCAAAAGCCAAGGCCGGCAATTTTTATACACTCCCTGACGGAAAGGTCAGGTTCTACGCCGGTGGTGATGAGTTCCGCGTCGGCGGAGTAGACAACCAAGGCATAACGAGGCTTGATACTGGTGCCTTGCTAAGTCAGTTCGTTCAAGGTCTGATGCCCAAAGAGGGCCGCCGCCGAAATTATGGCTCAGGCCTGGCCATGCATGACTTTGGTGGTCTGCCAGACAGGAAGGAGCCCGAGGCTGAAAAACCTGCACCTGAGCCACCTAGAACCGCTCCTGCTCAGAACATCGAGCCCATTGTCGATCGCGATGTCGCTCGAAATGAGGTGTACACGCAGATGATGCAGCAGTACGGAGGAGATACAAAGGAAGAGGCCTATGCCAATGCTCCTCGCCCCAATGAGGTCGGCTACTCGCAGCGTGCTGACATCCAGGCCTGGATGAAAGCAAATCCAGCGTTGGCAGAAAGTTTCATGGCCAAGCAGAGGGCAAAGGGCTTGGTCGACGAAACATCGACTGAGTTTGGTGGCGTCAGGCTGAAGCAGCCGAAGGGCAACAGCCTTGAGGACATTGATACCCGCAAGCAGGGTGCAATGGTGAACCCTGCTACTGGGCAGACCAATATCCAGGATGCTCAGGACTCGGTGAATCGCGTCAGAGCCCAGGAGATGGTTGATGTCATGCGGGGCGAATCGCAGGTCGAGGGCTTGGAGTTTGGAAACGTACCCGGTCAGCCTCGACTGATCAACCAAGCTTCGATGATCAGCAAGGGTGAGCAGGCTATTGGGGAGCAGGCGAAGAAAACAGAGGCGGCAATTCCTCTGTGGGACAAGAGCATGCAGCCCTACAGCGCAGGCTCAGATATTGGTATTGAGCCATCCCAGGTTTGGAACATGGCCAACATTGGCGAGCTACCTGTTTTTGGTGGCGGAAAACTGTTGTTCGGTCGTTACGCAGGTAAGTAATGTCAAAGCCAAGCCCTTCTAATCAAGACCCCCGCAAGCACCGCGAAGGTGAGAAGCGGTCATTTCGCTTCAACGAGTGGTACGAGAACAAGGACGCGCAACGCGCTGCCAGTAAGTACTTCACTGCTGAAAATACTGTTCCCAACAATCCAAACGTTCAGCAATCGTACGTGCCAAAGCGCAGCATGCACGATCCTGCCACTTCGGATGATGCGGATAACGTGTTCTATCGCAACCCTTATGGGGATGCTGAAAAGGTTGAGCAGGCGCAGGTTCCTCTTCTGACAAATGCCACCCAGTTCGGCAAATACTTTTCCGCTCCGGAAATCGACAAGAAGTTAGACAATGTCAACTTCATTGAGACTCGCGGTCCTGGCAGCGATATGTCTGAACCGCGTGGAATGAACACAGGATTCACCGGCTTTGGCGCAGGGCCACAGCGAGCCGCAAAGCGTCCAGAGAAGGCTTAATAGACCAATTAAACTTAATTAAACGGGAGTCGTACATTGGCAACCAGTAGTTCCAATAAGATGCCGCTGCTGGTTGACCGGCCGCTGCATTCATTCGCAACACTTGGTGGCGCGGCAGCGCTAACTACGGCGACTAATTTCAATACTCCAAGCGGCGGCGGCTGCGTGCTGCTTGTTGATTGTCTTACCAATGATGGTGCTGTCGTTGACAGCATCTCTGTCATTGCAAATGAGGCGAGCACAACACAATCAACAGTGCTGGTGTTCCTGAGTATTGCTGCATCTGCTGCATCAATTACATCTGCAAACACGGTTTGCGTGGCAAGCCAGGCAATTAGCTCGACAGCGGCTGGAGATCGGACCAACATTCCGCTGCCACCGCTGAGCATCCCAGTGCCGAACCTGGGGGCCATGACTTCACCCAGCGAGACAGATAAAAAGAGCACTGGCCTGTATGTGCCATCTGGTGCAGTGCTTTATGTCGGGGTGAGCGCAGCGCTGACGAACCCTAGTTCTTCGACTCGCGTGCACTGCTTTGCTCAGGGAGGATTCTTCTAATCATGAGCGAAAGAAACGCACGACACATACGGAATTATTACCAGACTTTTCTCGGTAGAGCGCCAGATGCGGGCGGTTTCAGCGGCTATATGGCGCAAGCGGCCAAAGGTCGCAGCCTCAGCGATATCAGGAAAGAAATTGCGACCTCTCAGGAAGCAAAGGATAATGTCAAGCGGGCAGCCGCAGCAAGACAACAGGCTGCAGCCTCCGCAGCGGCAGTCTCTGGCCTGCAAAGCCAAATCAGCGGATATCAAAGCCGGATTGCGGACTACGAGTCCCGAATGCAGGACTACAACAACCGCATTTCAGGTCTCCAGAATCAATATCAAAACGCTTTGGGCCAGGTTCAGTCCTGGACAAACAAGGCAAATGAGTTTCAAGCGCAAGCAGCTGATTGGGAAGATCAGTTCAATAAGCGAACAACTGAGTTCGAGGCAGCGCAAGCTGAGGCTCAGATGTACCGCGACCAGGCTGTTGGTGCGCAGCTGCGTGCTCTGAGGTCTGGCGCAACTGCTGGAGGCGGTAATCAAACACAAGGAGGAGGAAGCCTCACTGGCGGTCGCCAAAGCACTCAGCGATACGACGACAAGGCCATCGAGGTCGAAAAGAACATCAAGGCAGAAAGCGGCGCCCTTTCAACCAAGGGGCCAGTCGTGCAGAAGATCAATACGGCTAATCGCCGGCAAACAGGCCCGCAAGGTGCGCCTAACCAAAACCTTGCATCAGGCGCCGGCAGGGGCGGCTACTACGCATCGAGGTTTGGCTAATGTCTGAAATTTGGAATCGATTTAAGAGGTCTTGGAACGACGGCAAGGAAGGCTTCGGCAGGCACTCATATGCCGCAGCGAGGGCGGCTGGATTTTCTAATGCTGAAATCCAGGCGCAAACAGGCGGCTATCGCGTAGGCCGTCGTGCAAGAGACATGATCGGCGCTGGTATCCAGGCCGAACAGCGTTCATCTACTGCAGTAAGCAACGCTAGGAATGAAGCTGCGCAGTACAAAAGTCAGCTCGACAGCTATAAAAATCAACTCAACAGTTATCAAAACCAAGTCAGCTCTCTGACCAATCAGTATCAAAGCCAGCTTCAGGCGACCCAAGAGGCTCAGAAATCCGCTGATGAGTTTCAGGCCAAGTTCCAAAAAGCGTCTACTGATTACGAACAAGCCAGGCAGGAAGCAGACCAGTACCGCGAGCAAGCTGTTGGCCAGCAGCTGCGTGCCATCCGTAGTGGTGCAACTGCGACCGGTGGTAATGAGCGAGTTGGTGGCGTCGGCGGCCTAACCGGAGGTCGTCAGGCATTCAGCGGATCTGACATGGACAAAGAGTCAGACATCACCAAAGCGGCAAAAGCTGAAGGCGGCCTTACCGACAGCGTGCTTAGCAACAAAGGGCCTGTTGTCGAACGGATGAATACGGCTGATCAACGGCAGACGGCAAGCCGCCGCGCACCGAACTCAGGACTTGCGCGTGGAGCAGGAACAAGCAGCTACTACGCCTCACGTTTTAACTAATCATGGATCTTCGCTCTTTCCGAGGCCCAAACGCTGATCCCAATCGCCCTAATGCTCTTGGGGCAAAGGCCATTGCTCGTGCTCGCGCAGCGGGCTACTCGGATGCGCAAATCCAGAGTGCGATGCAGTCTCAAGGGGTGACAGCAAGCGCTCAAGCCAATCAGCAATTGGGTACAGCTTTTAGTCAAAGCAATGGACCCAGAGCATCGGCACAGGCGCAGCAGGCCACGCAAGCTCCTGCCGTAGCAGGTCGATACTTCGACCCCACCCAGTATTCGGCTGATCCCAATGACTACATGGGTGCTGGCAAGTTCGGTCCAGGAGCACTTGACAGGGCCAGGAAGGCTGGATTCACTGACGCTCAAATCCGGAGCACTCTTGCTGGAGCCGGCGTTGAAATTGGACCAGGCGCAGCTGATGCGCTTGGTGTCATGGCTGGTAAGACGTTTTATACGGGGCCAGATGGAAGCCTGAGGCCTGATGGCGTGCAACGGAGTTACACCGGGCAAGCCGGTAAGCGCGATAGCCGCCCCGTCCTTTTGCCAAAGGGGGCCTATGACTACGCGCAGGGCAAGGCTTTTGATCAGAACTATGTGTTCGCAGCAGGCGGTAAGAACGATGCGGATATTGCCAACCTGTTCCTGAGGAGCGATTACAAGCAGGGTGGTGACTATGGAACTCACGCAGAGCCTGACTGGGAAAAGTATGTAGGCGAAAACGGCTACATGAGTGCCTTCCCGGCAATGGATGCTCAAGGGAAGGCGATCCCTGGAACTGATGAAACACCCCCGGAATACAGGTATCAGCAGAGATTCCAGGAGAGCGTTGCTTCTGGCGGCGGCACCTCGATGGCTGAATCTGTCGGCTCACAAGGGCAGATCGGCGGTGGTGTAAAAGCAACTGCAGAAGATCCAACCTCAGAAGCCCCGGCACCTGGGGATGCAGACGCTGGTGGTGTTGTGGCACCGATCAAGGTCGATGCTGAGTCCTCTCGCAATGAGCTGAAGCAGCTGGATGACAACGTCGGTTTCCTGACGTCTGGCGCGATTCGTAAGTACTACAACTCCAGGTTCCGCTAATGGCTAAGGGGCTGGGATCCAATCCGGGCCGCAATTTCGGGCTTCCTTCGATGCGGAAGTCGATCAAGCCCAAAGCGAAAGGCATCTATCCGGACAAAGAATCCGGGGCCGGTGAATATGGCTCAACTCAGTTCCCGACGATTGTCGAGAGCTACAACCGCGAGTCCGACTACAAGCGGTGGAAGATGGGCCAGGAGTATTACTTCGGCACCGGAAAGAGTTGGGGCGACAGACAGATCAACGTCTTGGCTCGCTTCCTCAATGGAACTGCGACCTTCAGTGACGAGATCGATTCACGCGGTAGTAAGGAAGTCGTCACCATCTTCCCAAGCTCGACCAGCCCGGAAGGTGCTTGGTATGTGGCAACCCGTGTGCGCGGGAGTTACATCCTGCCCAATCCGATCCAGGCGTCCCATCTCACCTACAACACAAGCGACGAAGACCCGAGGAACCATACGTTCACTTACAACGTCAGCACGCAGTACCTACCAGAGCAGTTGGCGATTTGGTTCTCGAACATCGGAGACGTGTTTGAGGATTCTGCTGCTGGCCCGTCATTCCCGGATGATCTTGTTGAGAATGACGTTGGCAGCGTTGGCTTCACGCTTCTGAGCGTCAGTCTCAGCAGCATGTCGCTGACGTTTGATTTGTCACGGCCCTACCGGAGAGTCGAGCGGAACAAGCACATCTACTGGAAACGGGAGCCATACGATCCAGAGGACCCAGACATCCCGTCCTACAGGTGGAAGGATGACGGCAGCCGGCATCTCTGCTCATCGCACTCTTTCTTCTGCTGCTGCCCTGACCATCTTGGTGGAGCAGTGGCGAACCTGGACTACGTGCCTAAGAAGTCAACCGTTGACGACTTGCCATTGCCGAACGCCGCTCGCTCTGTGGTGTCCGCCTGGGAGGAACAGGGCGTTGGCTACTACCGTCAGTGGCGCACGCTCCCAGAAAGGCGAGACGAGAGAAGGGAGTGCAAACACATTCATGCACAGCGCTGGGCTTGCGGGGTTCCGTGGCTTGAGCCTGATGATTATCCAACCGCTGCAGAGCGAGATCTACTGGAGTTCGCGAGCTCATACGAAAGGGCGCTCAAGCCAGAAGAGTTTGATCTGTACTTCAGGAAGCGTCGACTGAGCTGGGACAGATTTGTTCTTTCTCTTGCTGAGTCAGCCGGCTTGACAATCTTCCCAGGGGGCGACCCGCGCAACAACATCAGACCTAGTGCTGCACCGATGCTTTGGCACGACACCGAAGAGCCAGATCCAGCATGGTGCAGAAACAACGACTGGTGGCTTCCCCGAGGCACGCAGAACATTCACATTTTTGACTTCAGTGAACAGAAGTTCGTGACTGTCGTACCAAAGAGTGGTGTCGACTATCCGATCTTGCAGTTCCTAGATCCAGATGATGCGAACGTTCCTAAGATCGTCCGATAGGAAAAGTAGAATAAAAACAGAGGGATTTTCTAAATACAGGAGTAAATCCGTCATATGGCAACCCAATCACCAAATACAGAGGGGATTATTGCCGTCATTGTTGAGTGCATTCAAGCTGCTGGAGGATCGGTGAGCTCATACGAACCGAATACCAATGGCATCATTGAAGCCTTAACTGATTTGCGGATTGCACTTCAGGGTGGCGGCACAGGCACTCAGTCTGTAGCGGCCCTTACGCCAGGAACATCAGGCGAAGCGCTCACGAAGGGTGATGCTGTCTACTTAAAGAAGACAGACGGCAAAATCTACAAAGCTTCTAACGTTTTCAACCGCGAGCAGGCACAAGTGCTTGGCCTTGCAAAAAATACGGTTACTGGTCCAGATCTCGGTGTTACTGCTGTGGCACGCGGCCCACTCGAAGGCCTGAGTGGCCTGAGTACTGGTTTCGAGTACTACCTCGATGTCAATGGAGCAATAACGACAACGGCTCCAATTGGTGGCGGCATCTATTCAACGTCAATTGGTCAGGCCGTCTCTGACACGGTAATTGACGTGCATGTTGGTGGTCCTATTTATCTGGTCTGATGGCTTTTAGAAATCCAATTGTTCTGATCAACGGTCAGTTACAGGAGTTACCTGGGTACGACCGCCTGCGCAACAGTGGAAACATCATCCGCCAGCAGGCCACGCCGGTCAATCCAGTCGATGGAGACCTGTGGTTTGACACAGGCAACAACCTCCTAAAGATCTGGGACGGCTCAGGTTTCACCACAGTCGGTGGCGGCAGCGGTGGCGGCGCTGCTGCAACAGTGTCACCAACGGCTCCAGCTACTCCCGGTAATGGCAGCCTTTGGTATGACACTGCCGCTGGGTTCCTAAAGGTCTACCTGGCCTCAACCGTTCAATGGGTGCCAGTTGAGTCGCAATTTTTTATTCAGGACGCGGCGCCAACGACTGGTTTTGAGCAGGGTGATATTTGGTATTCCCCTCTGCTGACAACATTTAGCATGTATGTAGCGGGAACCACGAACCAGTGGATTCCCATGGGATCCCAGTTATCCGTTACCGATATCCTTGCATTTGGTTGATGGCCACTTTCAAACGATTTCAAGCAACGGTTGGGAGCCCTTCCTCGTCTCCGGCACCGACAACTGTTTATACAGTTCCAACGTCTAAGACTTCGGTCGTCACCGGCCTAACGGTGTCGAACATTTCTGACTTTGAGCTACCGCTCGATATTTTTGTGACGATCGGTACGGATGACTACTACCTCGCGAAAGGGCTGCGAATTGGCCCTGGCCAGCAGCAGCGCTTGACTGGCATGGAGAAGATGGTTCTTGGCGCTGACGACATCTTGAAGTCAGATGCACCAACCGTCGATGGCGGTTCCACGGATACCTTCGTTGTTTGGCTTTCTGTTTACGAGGACGTCTAATGTCGGTCCAATTATTCAAGGAGGTAGAAACTCCAAGAATTAGTGAGTTTGTTGCCCCTTCTGGCAAGAACGCATACAGCATCAAGCTGAATGTGAGCACGGGCCATCTGGATATCGTGCGCAACCCTGGTGGGACTGTAGTTGACATTCCTGACCTTTCTATAATCAAAATTGACGACTACCAGGAGACTGTGTGGTCTGACAAGCTTCTGAATTTCAGCTGGTCTTCGACCACTCCCGGACACTTGAACCTTGAGATCGTATGAGCACAATTATTGATCTCGGCAAAATTCGCTTCCAGTTCCGGGGCGATTACGTCAATACCACTCAGTACGAGTACAACGACGTCGTCAAGTATGGCGGCGACGTTTACGTCTATATCAACGCCACTGCCGGCGTAGGAAACATTCCTACGGTGACCACGCACTGGTCAACGATGGTGAGCGGTCTCAAGGCGCTTGGCGCCTGGAGCTCATCCACCGCATATCAGGTCAATAACGTTGTCACCCACGGTGGCAACACCTACCGGGCAACTGCAGCCACAACAAATAACGTCCCCCCGAACAGCTCCTACTGGGAGTTGCTTGCTGGCGGCTACGACTTCAAGGGCAACTGGGCCGCGACGACTGCATACAAGAAAGACGACGCAGTTGTATTCCAGGGCCAGGCTTACCGAGCCACGACCAACTTCACATCTGCATCAACTCTGCTTGCAGATCTGACGGCTGGCAACTGGGAGCGCTACGCCGCTGGAACAGAAAACCGTGGTGCCTACGCTCTGAGCACTGATTACTTCAAAGGTGATCTAGTTCAGACGGGTACTGCACCCAACCTGGATCACTTCATTTGCCTGACAGACCACACGTCTGATGCAAGTGCCGATCCCGGAACAGCTCCTGAAAGCGCTAACTGGACGCGCTTGATTGCCGGTACGTACACCAGTAGCAACGCCGATCGTCAGTACGCCTTCTTTATGGGACTGTCTACCTGATGTTCAAAAGAGCAAAGCAGCTGAAAGCAAAACAGCGATCGGCTGCTTTGGCCAAGAATAAAAGGTCCAATCCTATTAACAGGCAAAGCTCAAATAGCCGTATCAATTCAAGAAATGACCTGAGGGGTCACGTTCAGCGAGAGAACGAACCATACGGTTGAATCTTTATACTTAAGGGAAG